ACGAAACGTGGTCACCACCCCCATCAAACCGCATCGAGGGGCCGTTAACCGGCATTGGTGTGCCGACTGCTCCCGCGAAATTTCCGTCAACAGTTAGGTCGTCAACAACCACATCCGCTGACGATTGAAATGCCAAATCGCCAAGCATACCGTTGACTGGAACCTCGTTGGCTGCGGTGCCTATTTCAGGTATCTCCAAGTTTGTTTTAGCTCCAGCTACTGTCGTGCTGCCTGTGCCGCCTTTATCCACATCAACGCTGCCCGATGTTAGTGGAGCTAAGTTGTATGTGCTGGGTGCAGCAGCTAGAGCATCAGCTGTGTCTTGCCGCAGGTTGTTGCGGCTGATTTTCTCAGTGCCGTTCGCGTTACCGTCGATAGCGATAAACGCGTCACTAGCTACATTGGTAGCTGTGTTGCTGAGGTCTTTGATTCGTGTATTAGCCATATCAGTTCTCTACAAAAATTAATGTCTGTGATAGCTGGTCAATAAGTGTGTCACCACCGCTCGTTGTCCAGTCGTGTGCTTCAGGTGCTAGGAAATATAGTTCGTTGTTCTGGTCGTCGATTAGCTGGTTGTCTGAGTCATCGACCCAGCTCAAGTCCAACGGGATTACTCCACCCTCGTCATCAGATCCAGCGAGAGACACGCTCCTGCTAAATCCTAAACTGGATCGAGATAGACCGAAGGTAATCATTATGCAAACTCAGCTACGGTTATTTCAGAGGTGCTGCTGGCAGTGATAACATTCACGCTGCCCGTGTAGCTCTGAAGAGTAACAGTCCCACCGTCTCCACCGTCTGTGGTAGAGGCTGGTTTAAGAACAAACGCAAACGACTTGCTGGGCGTTAGCGTAGGGGAGCTGCCTAGTTTTACGTAGACCTCCTGCAACCCGATGTTCTGTAAAGTGATAAATTTCCTAGCTACGTTCGATGCCAGTGCGACTGATGCAGTCGTCCCAACAGATGCAACTGATTGGTTTGATGTGGTGGTGCTGTGACCACCGAGATTTTTCAATGCGCCGAGGATCTTGTTTTGAACGCGCAAAGGGGAATCCTGAATACTATTCGTTGTCCCGTCTGAGTAAATTGTAGGGTTGTTCATAAACTGTTTTCTGCTGCTTCAAGTTATATGTAAAAGACTGGTGACCCGCACCCGTAGACACGGGCCACCAGTTTGGTCCTATTCGGTAGCTAGATATTCTTAGCTCGCGCAAGCTACAATGTCTGTTCCAGACAATGCAGATCCAAGACCACACTGACGTTTGAATATCAGCGTCATCCCGTATGCGGGGAATACTGGTTTTGGAGCGTGCTTGAACTCGGCAAAGTGACGACCAAGTTTGTCCATAGGATCTAAGCAATCCGCACCAGATGTTTGGATTTTGTTACCTCCAGTAACCCACTGCCATTCGCCCATATAAGATGTGGGCTTCCAGCTGACACCTCCAACAGAGTTTAGAGGAGGAACAATTTCAGAGGTGAACACGTTAGGGTTCAACACGATTGCTGCCTCATACTCTGCGGACAGATAATTGGTGTTTATAACAGCTTTCTTGCCGCCAGCCGCACCTGTTGATGTCATTGTATAGGTGTCTACACGGGTGTATTGACCTGTACTAGGTTCATAATCGTAACGAGGTGGTCGCAAGTTAGGGATATGACGGAAGTTCTTAATAGAACGTGTCGCGCCCATTCTGCTCATCAATTCAGATGCAGCTCCTTTACCACTGTCAGCATCACGGAAGTCTTGTCGCAGTTCGCTGTTATTAAGAGCGATCTGCTGTGAAGCTTCCATACCGATTAGTAATGGGAATACTGGTCCGTCCTCGCCGAAAGTAATGTAACCATTACTGTCAGGATTAGTAGCACCGCGATCAATTAGCTCGACTGCAATCTGATCCAGATATTGCTGAGAAAGACCAGAGGTGGAAGCCCCTAGTGTAGTGAGCAGGTTGATATCATTCTCAGTGTCGATGATGTTGTTGGTCGTTCCGATTGCAACCTTAGAAGCGAACTTCATGTATAAGGTTTCGTATCGTTTTTCCCAGCTGCGTTGTGCACGCTTGGTCATCTCCTCAATGTAGGCACGTAAAAATACGTCTACATTGTGGTCAAACAGCATGTCGTCCTTACACAAAATTGGGCCAGCTAAGCTGAACATTTCTGGATTGTACGAGCGGCTGGTATAGCCTACTTCGACATCCTCAAAAGCCGATGTACAGCTGCCGCCAGCTCCACCAGCTGTGCCACCACCTACGCCCTGACCGCCGCTGCTGCCGTCATTATTAATTTGCGTCCAAGCTTCTTGATCGCTGGTAGGTTCAGAGTTTTCAATTGCAAAGGTAGTCTTAACTGTCCCTTTACCCGTTTCAAAAGTTCCGCGAGGAATTGCGTTTAGCCAGACTGATCGATATGAAGCGTTGCGGTAAACCTCGTCTGACAGGTTTTGAGTAGCAATCGCGAAGGCGTCAAATACATTTGAACAAGCCATAGTTTTTCTCCTTTGGAAAAATTACAGAAATAAGCACATAACCTAGCTATCACTCGATAGCTGGCTTGCGCCACTTGCTCGGTTAGGCCAAGTCCGAATTGGGCCAGTACGATTGCCAATCGCTGTAGGGCAGGTGAACTGTGTTTATGCGCTACAGTTCAACGCGCATTATCTTTTTCGCTGCTAATGTGGGAACCGTCAAACGGTTTTGTGAAAATATGCGGTAGCTGTCTTACCCGTGGGAACAGACAGCAGAGGTGCAACTAACGACAGAGGTCGAGACGAGAGGCAACTGCCGCCCACGGCCCCAATTACCGCAATTAAATTTATCTACCTATACCCATTCCTTTGAGTTCTCCCATCACGCGATCAGAAAACGAGACAGGTCCAGACTTGCTGGATGAACTATTACCTCCGGTAACACTGCCTCCAGCTGCGCTAGGTTCAGCCCCTTTGAGTTTATCCAGTTCAGATTGCATCCTCCTGTTATGCTCAACAAGTGCAGCATTCTGCTCCACTAAAGCTCCTCCACTCGCAGCCCACAATGCAGCGGTAGCTGCGTCTTCAAATGTGTTTTGCTCCATCAGAATCTTCTGAGCAAGTCCCACTCTCTCCCTTACTCCAGTGTTCCATTCTTCATCACCTTCACGTAGCTGGTAGATGGGAATGTTATCCTGTGCCTCCTTTAGCATTGTCTTAAATGACTTCTCCAGTGCCGTGTTTCTCTCTGCGGTTTTCTTCTCGCTGATCAAGTTCTCTTCTTCAACAAGCTTCTGATAGCTGGCTTTAGAATCCTGCAACGCTGTGTCCCGTTCATAGCTAATCTCATCAATGCGATTCACGATACCCTGTAGGTAAGCTTGTCTGGATGCTGGCAATTCTCCTACCAAATCATCCAGTGCAGTAGCTCGACTTTCACTAACAGGCATTGAAAGTATCTTGGCAAGCTGGTCCCTGTTCTCCGCTGGGACATAAGCTTTAGCTCGATCAATCTGCACATCGATTGGTTTAACGTATTGCTCATTAAACTTTGGGTGTCGTTCCAAGTTCGTCAGGCTAAGAGTCTCACTCATCTCTGAGTAGTCCTTCTTTAGCTTCTCAAACTCCTCACTGGGTGCAGCATCTTCCAAAGCTGCCAGCTGAGACATTAGCTCGTTAACTTTGGACTTTGCTTCATCCCTCTCTGTTTTGATAAGCCTGAAGTCTTTAGAGCTTCTCGATTCTTTTACTTCAGTCTCGACTGGTGCTGGCTCTGGCTCAGCAGCTGGAGCTTCTGCTTCTACTGCTGGGGCTGGCTCTTCGGCTGGCTTCTCTGACATAGCTTCACGAAAAGCATCTGCCATTGATCCAATGTTTTTGTTGGTTTCAGGATGCAATGCTGGGTTACCAGTAATTGCAGCGGGGTTTGGTTCTACTGTTGCTTCTTCACTCATAGTCTGTTCTCTGCGCTAAATGTTGATTCTGGTTCTTTCGGAAGCTCTGGGGCTGTTTCGCCCAAAGCTTTCAAAATTTTACATGTGTATTCGTAGCCTTTTTGCATGCCGTATGCGTATGCGAAGTCCGTGCCTGAAACTCCTAATGCCAGCGGATTCGTTGACAGAGGCATCTCGTCAGCGAGAACCTCCATCATTGCTTTCCACGTTTCAGATTCTTGCAGCTTCCGTGCGTTAGCTACAGCTGTGGGGTTATTTGTCCATTCTGATAGTTTCATAAAGATCGTGCGGAACGCATGCAGTGAACTCGGTCTGTGCCGATAGTTGAATCGTTTGAGTAATGAACTAGAGGGGCTTCCGTCCACTCTGGTTCTCCATATTGGCGCACGGTTCGTGTAGCAGCGTAAAAACCTTTGTGGGCTAAATGCTGAAGAACAATCATGTCACTGCTGTGCGCGTTCCCGTCTATAAAGTAACCAATGTCCTCGGGTTTAACTGCACAGAAAGCAGCGCAAACACGTTCATATCCTGCTGAAGTTCCTGCAACAACTGAAGGAGTGACAGCCTCTAGCTCTGGGTGAACCTCATAGATCTTCATTTCAGCGGGAACAGGAGAAGCATTAAAGCTGTAGTTAACCACATCATAGTCCGACATAAATCCCCCTCCCAGTGCCGCAACAGCCAGCCACCTTAAGTAGCAAGCCATTTCATATTCGGGAACATTTATAGTTGGAAACTTGGAGACTGCGTTTTTAAACAAGCCATATAGAGGGTGAGCTTGTGCGTGATGCTCGCCAAGAACCACTGGGTTCCATCCTCGACTAGCCCAGCTTCTCTTCCAGTGCTCAAGCATTGGCTCGGATTTCTGATGCTGCTCCTCGTCAACCTTTACGTAGTAAGTATATACCGTATTCATTTTCGTCTCATCCTTCGTTTAGTTGCTTTCTGCTTGGGTTTCAATTTGGCTGCTTGCTCCCGCTCTCTCAATCTGTCCACAAGAGATAAGTCTTTGTTGCGATGGAATAGACTGGCCTTAAAGTCAACCACATCATCGACCGTCTGTTGGTCGGGGAAACTTGGCACGATCCCTCCGTGTGTGCAGGGTCTGTTTTTTGCATCAATCTCCCACACGTTCATAATTAAGTTCGTGTGACGACTGTTCTGGACAACACCGTCAAAGCTTCCTGCAACATCCCAAGCTACCCCCATAGGAGGTATCATCATAGCTATAGAGTATTTGTTAGGGTGCGGCGGGTAGACAGCAACACCGTTCAAGTGTATCGATGTCGCGCTAGTAACGCCGTGAACCAGATGACCTAGAAAAGGTTTGCCACACCGCTGGTATTCATTGTCTATATCAGATAACCAACCCTTACGAATCGGGACAGCGTCAGGTTCCCAGAATAAAAAAGGTTCACTATGCTCTTTCCCTATATGTCGGCAAACTTTGTGAAACGAGTGGTTTTGCGGGTTAGGCCATCTCGGGTTGCCCATCCACTCCTCATACTTGTAGTGTAAAACTTTCTCAAAAGCGCACTCAGCAATTGCGTTTATTTTATCTACCCAATCAGGCGGCACATCAGAGTCGTAAGAAAGCATTACCGTGTAAGGTAACTTTCCTTCTAACTCAAATGACCAAGTGATGTTTTTATGAGCGGACTCGCAGTCCTTTGTACAGAACGGTGCTACTACTATCATTATTCGTCTCGACTGTGATGTGTTGCATCATATGTTAGCCGCTGCTTTTGCGTCAGCTAACGCCAACTCTTGTTTTAGTTTTAGTTGATTGCGCTCTAGCTCAGCTTGAAGCTGTGCATCCTTACGCGCTTCTTCTCTCTCCATTGAGGCCATCTTTGCTTGCTCTTCAGGAGAGATTGCTGGCCCCTGTTGCTGCATTGCTTCCTGCTGCGCCTGAGCTTCAGCTTGCATCTGATCGGCAGCTTGCTGTGAAATCTCGTTGGCATAATCGGTAAGCTCCTTTAGTTGATCGCCTAGCTGCTTGGTTTCGTTCTTACGATTAGGGTCAGCGGATAGCTGAATGATATGCTCTTCGATGTGGGGGAGAAGTATCCCAAAGAATTCCGCAATGGCTCCAGTATTGGCACCCTGCTGTGCGGCTTGAACTAGCTCTGCTCCTTTACCGATGTGCGTCTGTGCGTGGATAAGATGGTTCTGTGAATCAGTAATGATGACTGGGTTACCTGTCTGCATTACAGCGTTCTCAATGTTTGCTTCAGCTATCTGATCCTTAGCGTAAACATCCTGTTCAGGCTCTACCATATACCTGCCAACCTGCTGTTGACCTGCTAGGGCTGCGATGTAATCACGCATCAATGCGTTTCTACCGCTCTCAGGTAACTGCCCGCTGATCTGCATCAATCCAGAGATGGTCTGCAATCTTAAGAAAGCAGATCCCTGCCCGTAATTCCTAGACGCTTCTATGTAATCGACATCGTTCAACGCTTCTTTCGGAACTCCTCTGGCAATCACTCTCTTCTGGAAATCGATAGCCATTGCATCCGTTACGCTGGGGTCAGAGGCACGCCTGTATTTCTCCGCGAAAAATCTGTCCAGCTGTTGGTAGTAACGAGCTATCTGTGTTTTACCCAGCACGCTTGCTTGCTGAACGATAGCTTGAACTTCTGTGGCTGTCTTTGGGTTCCCCTGTGGTTTGTCCAGTCTCTGCCTGTATTGAGCTAGTCCAGACTGTAAGACATTTTCTAGTTCACGATCCACTGCTACAGGTGCATCAACGATGCCTGAGAACTGCCGCTGCACTACATCAAACTTAGGAGGCAGAACAGTCACAGACCCCATATTAACGAGACTGACTTTCTGTCCAGCTTCTGGTGTCTGGGGTTGTAAATGCAGCGAGCTTGCCATTGCAGCAGCATCCACCATCTGGCATTTCTGACGGTTCTTTAGCTCGATGACTGGATACATCTTAACGCCCAAACCTTTGACACTGTGATGCTGTCCGTCCCCCTTATCGTAATAGAGAGGGTGCAGCACTTGATCCCAGTTGTCATACTTGCGGATGTGCTTGTAGAGAAAGGATGACCCTTCGTTCTCAAGCACAATGTAGCAGCTGATCTTCCCGTCTTCTTCACCCGATTGCGGGTATTCCCTTACGTAAACGTGTGACGCATTCACCTTACTGCACTGAGCCGAGTAGTGGATGTCGTTGTTGCGAATGCGTTGCTGATGCCACTCCCAGTTCTGCTGCTTCCTGTAGTCCTCTGGGCCAGACTCGATGATGGCTTTTCTTACTGCATCTACATCCCAGCCTACAGCTTCTGCTGCTTGGGGATCACGTATGTAGTGATACAGTTCGTGCGCTTGATACTGCCTTCTGACAGCAGCTACTTCCCAGTCATCTGGGTTGCTTCTTGTGTTTTCTGGGATCAAAAGATCTCCAGCTTTGATTGCTCTCGATTTACAGCTGGTTGGGCTTTCAAAGATAATTGGGCCAACCCCGTATAGGACCATCTCATGCTGAGATAGCTGCATTGTGTAATCGAATTCCCGATCCTTTTTTTGAAATCTATCGAACTCTTCAGTGAGTATGCGTGAGTAGGATACGCGCTCTGAGTCGTTGCCTACATTGGTTTTGACTGTGGCATACGTAGGTGTCTCAGAGAAGATGTCGTAGAACGCTGTGAGCGATATGCTGAAGAAAGCTTCAGCTTCGCGGAAGTTCACATTTGTCCTGTAAGCTTGCCCCGTTCGACGCAAGTCAGCTGGATTGTATGGAGGGTTTCCGTCAATGATGCCTTTGACTTTAGCGCGGACGCGGTTGCGTCCTTCGTCAGAGCGAATGAGCAGTTGCACCAAGTCAACAACAGCTTCAGGTGACGATAGTCTTGACTCAGGCGGCTTGCCTTCTTCACTGATGTTATCCAGCGGTAATGTGTTTCCTCCGTAATTCATACTTTTTTCCAGCAGTGTTCAGGCAGGTTCTCGTTCTCAGATTCAGTGATGGTCTTTTGTAGAGCATCCAACGGAATCCATACCTGCGCTGCGTTAAAGCAACCACAATGTTTACAGGATTTTAGCTGACCGTCATGCGGAGTTTTCTTGGCCCCTACAACAAATTCAATAGCCTTCTGCATTAACCCGCTGTTGCAACCCGTGCATCCTTTAGGCTGCACGTTGTCTTCACAGGTTGCACAGATCGAAGCGCGTTCCTCTGCTACCTCCTGAACAACCCGTCTAGTTTTCGCTTTAAAAAGTGTGCGAGTCAGCTTAACAACTGAGTTCAATGTCTGCGGAGTGCTTAAGTCGGGCTTCAGGTGCGCTTCAGTGTCCTCGCATAGTTCAGGTCTACGCTCGCAAAACTGTGCTTCCACCTCTTCCTCGATGTTGAAAGGGATTGGTAAGTTGTTAGCTTTCCTGTGTGCTATCACATTTGACACTAACTGCATAAAATGCTCAGACGTTACAGTGTGCATAGTCTCCTCCTGTGTGTAAGCATACTTACCTCTAGGGACAATGCTTGTTGGAATTAGTTTTTTCAATGAACTCATAGCTTGTCGTATACTTTGCAGTAGCTGTTAAATAAAAAATTAATGTCAGCTACACTGCCGTCATCTCGTCTAATGCTAGGCGGGTGTAGTGACGCTGCGAAATCCACACTCTTCTGAATGCTTGAGTAAATAATCCACCTATGCGAGTCAAACGTGTCAGCGTTATGATTGGCGTTCAGGTTTATATCAGACCCTATTGCCATACTGTTCACAATATCGCGGATCATCGTTGCGACCTTAAAAAGCGTAGCCTGTGATGGGTGGTTCCAAGTGTATGTCAGTAGCGTTGTTTTATACTCATCCTTATAAAACGGCGTTAAATTCAGTGGATACACTTCGTTGTGGAGTGACGCGTATTCCTTACATTTATTTTCTCGCGTTGCCGTTGACTCAATGTTCTGCCTAGCTTTCTCTTCAAATTGCTCAGCACTAAACAGGTCAGGATTGTTGACGTAGTTGTTAACGAAATCAGCGGCATCTTGTTTGTTTTTCCAACACTGATAGATACCACCAAGATGTGCGTTTTCTGGCTCAGTCACAGCCTTCCCGTTTACGTTAAGTCCTGTGTAATCTAAGTAATATGCATCGAACCATATTGGAGGGAAGATGACAACGGGAGTATCTGACTTACGCTCGTTGAGCAGGTAGCTGGTGGACAGGTTAGGTTTACCTCTGTAGTTGTCATCGATTGGCTGAGTGATAATAAGGTCAGCTGTCTTAATGTCTTCATCAAGCATCGACTCATCTAATCGCTCACTGTGGCACATGTAAGAAGCACATGTATGGTCACTTTCAATACGGTCGAAGATACGACTCCCACTCTCATCTGGCTCGATAAGGTTAGCCACATTACAGTTGCCGTAAAAGAGCACCTTCATGCTGTACCGCTTACTCCCAACACATTGTATTGTGTGATTACTTGATAGTCTTCTGCGTAAAACTCTTGAATCGCTTTAAGTGCGTTGGGCGTTAGTGCGCTGGCGTCACTGCGACTCGCTGATGCATTTATTTCTGGTAGCGTAGCGTTACGTTTTATCAGTCCTGACAACACTCCACTCATCCAAGCTGAGTCATTGTGGTAAGGGAACAAGTAATCAACAGCGACTTTTCCGTTTATCGAAATCCAGAAAGTTTGAGGGATAAAATGCAAGTAACCGCTCACCTTCAGGTCTGAAGCCAGCACTTCAGCTATCTGGGACTCGTCTCCAATCCCTCTGAGGTAACCTCCAAATGCCCCCTCAATCTCTGAATTGCTACCCCCACGCAGAAGCCAACGGCACGCACTAACAAACCTTTCAGCGGGGTCACGCAAGAAGCAGAAAGTTTTCACTCCTTCTGGCACTGTAATGCTCGCAAGTGCTTGATGCCCCATTAGCTCGCCAACTATTTGGTCGCAATTATTATGCATCCAGTTTGCAATAGAAGAAGAAGCGTTTTTAGGGATCTTAATGAATCCCAGTTGATCAGACAAAGATGCAATCATGAACCAACCTGTCTCTCTGTGATGTTTTGCTTTTCATTAATCGTAATAAACGCTGTCGTATTCTCTGACTAGCTGGTCCCAGCTGGAGTTCCCGTTAGTCTGCTTGGTTGCGCTGGCATATCCACCCAGCCGCCTAGCCATCTCAACAACGAGAGCTACAGCATCTGCCAAGTCAGGTGACTTACCTGTTCTCGATTTCATATCAACCTTACGTTCGATGATTGTCATGCGCTTTTCGTCATCAAACATTCTCCCGCAAAATTCAATGGCTGCATCGTGCTGCATATTGCGTAGCTGTTCATTGATAGCCCACTGCCTGACAGAGAACCAAAGCTCTGTGACTTTGTTGGCATACACATCGCAGCTTGGCCTGTGGTCCTCTGGAGATACAGGTCTGTCGCTGGCTTTACCTCCAAACTCCACTCGCTGTATTTCACTGCTCCACGTTTTAGCGAGAATATCACACAGCCCACCACCTTCTCCTGTCGCATCAATAGCTAGTTTGCTTGGGTGTATGTTGTTCTCTTCACAGATCTGACGTGTGCGGTTAGCTATCTGAAAGTGGACAGGCTCCGATGATTTTGCGTCTAACTCAATCACTTCATTCTTCTCCAACTGAATACCCATCTTTCCGTTGTCAAAGTCTCCGTAGCGAGCAAGCTGAATCACACACCTGTCACCACCAGCGAACGCTGGGTCAAGCCCCGCAATCATATTGCTCTCACGTATGAAAATAGCTGGATGCATCACTCGATATTTCTCAATCAAGCTTTCACTTAAGACGGTTTTACATACGCCTTCAGGTGACCACATGCCTCTGGTGTATTTCCAGAACTTAGGCGAATCCTCTCCATCATACTTCTGAGCTTGCTTGATTTGATCCTCGTTAATCAAAAACTCATACTTAGATTTTCCAGCAAGCATGTTCGGGGATTTCATTCCATCGAAGCGAACACACACACCCCTCTCTGTCTCCCATTCCTGATCCTCAATACTGATGGAAGACCATCCGTTCTTCGGTGTGGCAAATCTCCCGTGCTGGTCGAACTTGCTGTGAGGGTTCCCAATGGCTAGGAACTTAAACTCCTTTGTTCCTTTCTGAAGGTTAGAGCAAGCTTCAAACGCAGCTTCAGGTGTGTCAGTTGCTTCGTCCACAATCACCATCGTTCTGGGGGAACGTATGCCCTGTATGTTGGCTACAGCTTTGGATGTGGAGCCATCCAATACGGGTATGGAAAAGATAGCGTGCTTGTCGTCACCTCTAACAGCTTGCAGCGTAGTCTTACTGTCTACCATATGCGCTGGGTAACCACCTTTGCATGTCCTGTATAACTCTTGAATTACAGGCCACCCACGTTTGCGGATCATCTTAGCAGTAGTGGACGTAAGGATAACACTGGTCTGAGCTGGGTCAGCTAAGAAGTAGACCATCGAGTAGAGTGAAGCAGAATATGTTTTTCCACTTGCACCACAGCCAGCCCAACATACCCACTGATTCTCGCATAAAGATTCAATCTGCTTATCAAGCCACGGGTTCCAAATAAGATTAGGCCAAAGAAGATTCGCTGCATTCTTGAAATGCTTAAAAGCTCCAAGCCCTCCATTTTCTATCCTGTGATTTATGCGAAATGCATACAGCTCAAGTTCAATATCTTTCAACTGAACTGAGAACTGTAAGTTGTATCTATGCTTTATCAAACCGTTTGACAGCTAAGGGTGTTCCATAAATATGGAACCTACTGGGAATCATCCAGCACAGTTACCTAGATTGTCAAACGATGGCTATACAACTTAATTCAAATCAGGATTGCTGCGAGTCATCTTGCACAAACACTACTGTCAATGTACCGGGACCAGAGGGTGCGGCTGGCGCAGCTGGAACCAACGGAACAAACGGGGTAGACGGCGTTAACGCTTACTCGACTACGACCGCAGCGCATACAGTCCCGAACGTGGGAAGCATTTTTAACATGTATGTAGCTGACCACGCAGCTTTCTCTGTCAACCAGATACTTGTTATCTCAGGTTACGGACATTACCTCGTAACGCATAAAGGAACTGACGGAGGTGGAGGTGAATACTTGGGAGCGAAACGACTTGGTTACCCAGATGACACAGGAAGCACTGGAGCAACAATCGCTATTGGCACTGAGGTGTCACCAGCAGGACCACAGGGGCCAGCTGGAGCTACAGGAGATGCTTCCACATTGCTCACAGCTAAGGGCGATCTGATCACACGCACTAGCACTGGTGCAACGACGATTGGGGTTGGTTCTGCGACTGACGGTAAAACTTTATTTGCTAACTCAGCTCTCAATACGGGTCTGGAGTGGAAGGCGATTAATTTTACTGACGTTAGTGGGAAAATTAATCTCGGAACGCAGACCGACACTACCAACAAGCTACCTCTCGACAGGCTCACAGGACCAAGTGATCAAGAAGGTGATCTTGCTTATTACAACGGCACTAGCTGGACTAGGTTACCACACGGATCTGACGGTCAGGTTCTTACAGTCAGCGGCGGGGTTCCAGCGTGGGTAGCGGCAACAAGTAGCTCTGGGTTATCAGTGGTCGCTGAAGGGGATATATCATTTACGCTTATTAGTAGTGGGACGATTGACGCTACGGCAATTACGAACGCCTTAAACTTATCCGCATCGACTTGCTGGGCAGGGACCACAAGTAGCGCAACTATTGCTTTTGACTCTGCAATCGGCACTGACAGACCTGTAGTTATTTTCACAAACATCGACGCTAGTCCTCTTAATACGTCAGACTGGGTAGTGACATCTTCTTCTGCAACTGGACTCGTAATAAATACAAAATTAGGAAGTGTCAACAGCAGTACTAAGTCTTTTAGAGTTCAAGTTCTTGCTTAATGCCTACGATAGATCGACAGCGAATTTCAGACGGGTTCATCACACTTGAGCGTGGTGTTGACGCTGGCAAATCGCCCAGCATGCTGCCGCGTAATCAGTGCAGCTTTGCTGTGAACGTGTCGATGCGTGGTGGCTATGCGAAGACCCGACCAGAGTTCAGTAATATTCCTCTGACATTCACTGATGCGACTGATCCTGAAGCGATAGACATTGAGGAGATCTGGACTACAGGTAGATTTCAGGGGGCATACTACTACAGTCACGGACCACGCGATCTGATTATTTGCGCTGTTGGTGGATACATATTCTCAGTAGATGTTAACACTAGGGAAGTCAACGACCTGACACCCAAAGGCGATCCCAACATGCCTCAAGTCTCTGCCTTTTATTTTCAGCAAGCGGAGCAGTATCTGATTATTCAGGACGGTATTAGTGCCGCTCTTATATTTGACGGAGCAAAATGCAGACGCGCTAATATTGCAGCAGACGAAGTGCCTACAGGCACGGCAATGGCTTACGGCAACGGGAGGCTGTGGGTAGCTAGAGGGCGCGAGTTTGTAGCTGGGGATATAGTCGGTGGTCCTACCGATGTTATTAAATTTACAGAAAACACATACATAGCTGAAGGCGGTGCCTTCGCTGTTCCGTTGGACACAGGTGACATCACTGCGATGCGCTTTATGAACCAGCCCGACAGCAGTCTCGGACAGGGGGAACTACTTGTTCACACAGCTCAAGCTGTATTCGCGGTTAACGTGCCGACCAGCAGAGATGATTGGAAGAATGTGTCTTACCCAACCGTCAGGATCGTTGCTATCAATTACGGGGCAATCAGTGATCGCAGCTGTGTGCTGATCAACGGTGACATGTTCTATCGTGCGCCAGACGGAATACGCAGCTACATCAGTAGCCGCAGAGAGTGGCAGGAATACGGGCAGATACCTGTTAGCAGAGAGATATCTCCAATCCTGAACAACGAGAAGCAGGCTGGCATAGCTGAAACGACCAGCTCAGTCCTGTTTGATAACAGGATGCTGACAACAGTAACACCTCAAGCTAGTGACCGCGGTCAATATTTCCGTGGACTCACTGCGCTTGATTTCGATTTGGTAGGAGGGACTGGGGCAAAGGCACCCGCAGCGTGGGAGGGACTTTGGACGGGACTCAATTTCCTGCAAATTATGACTGCTGATGTAGGATCGGAGTCGCGCTGCTTTGCTTTTCACCTCGATCCCTCCTGCCCTATACAACTCTGGGAAATACACAACGAGTCACATGTTCCCGACAAAGGCAGCAAAATCGCGTGCTATGTCGAGTCACCTAGCTACTCCTTTGAGAATCCGTTTGAAATGAAGAAACTTGAATACGGGGAGATGTGGGTAGACCAGATAGTTGATGATGTAGCTTTTGATATTAAATACAAACCCAATCAATACCCAGCGTGGGTAGATTGGAACACTTTCTCTGAGTGCGCGGAGTCTTATAACTGCAAACCTGAAGACGGACAGTGCCTCACTCTAAACAATTACAAACCACAATACAGATCACGCGTGCGCTTACCGCAACCAGCTGACAGCTGTGAAGCGACCAACGGAGTGCCTATGCGTAACGGTTACGAGATGTCAGTTCGTATTGGTTGGACAGGACAAGCAAGAATCAAAGGTTTCCGAATGCACGCATATCCTATTATTGAAGAACCCTACGGTGGATGCGGAGACACTAGCTGCGTATGACAAAGAAACTAATCATCAGCTGCGAGGATACCACAAGTCAAAGCCCGTATGCATACGAACAACGCACTGACGGATGTGTCAGCTCTAAAAAGAGTTTCGTGGACAATCTAGGAGGCGGCGACAGTGACCCACTAATTACTGAGGACGGAGAATATTTCACGCTATCCGATTAACATTTATTATGCCCAACACAACAGTCAATCTAGTTAAAGGAACAATAGACCCATCTTCTTGCTTCTCCGATGTTAAGCAGCTTTACGATCTGTTTATTGATGCAACTACCGCACACGTTAAGGGGGAATACTCCCTGTTTAACTTTGGGGATACGGTTCCCGCTGTATCTGATCAGGACAAACCGTGGATAAGAACTATCGGGAAAGCACCAGATAAGATCTACGTGTATGACAACGGATACTGGATGTCTCTACACCCAGTTCCAGTCGGTTCCTATGAACGCAGAATTTGGACAGGCACGACAGCTCAGCTCGCTGAATATGACGGAGGTAGTGCTGGAACTCCCACTGCCTTAACTGGCCCGTTCTGGGAAGTGGATACAGATTTTGCAGCAGTGTTTCCTGTGGGTGTTGGTTCTTTCGCTGCTGGGACTGAAGTGACACAAGGGGGAACAGGTGGCAAAGATCAGGTGACACTGGAAACAAGTCATGTCCCCGATCATAAGCATCTCGGTGAAGCTTACTACCGCGTTCACGGGGGAACAGCATCATCAGACCCTTCCAGCCTAGCTAGTAATATTAAACACGAAACTGGAGGTCACACGACTGACGCAGGTTACAACACGTTCAGTCAAGCAGGAGTCAAGACTACTTCGATAGTTGGGGATATTGGTGAAGCTCACGACAACTTGCCACCTTATCGGGGTGTCTACTTTATTAAACGAACTATCCGTCAATACTACACAGCAGGATGAAAGTTACTTTAGGCACAGCTAAAGCCAGAATAGCAAAGCATCTCAACCTCTGTC